GTCTTGTACTTACAAATGCCCTGACAATAAAACAAAATACTATAGGGTTTATCCAGAATTTATTTGTCCTAGAAAGATAACCCTATGATTGACCCCATCACAGCCATATCAGCAGCAACGGCGGCTTATAACGGTCTTACCAAGATGGTAAAGATGGGGCGTGAAGTCGAGGATTGCATTAGTCAAATCTCTAAGTGGGCTGGGGCTGCGTCTGACATTGCATTCCTAGAGCAAAAGCATAAGAACCCGCCTTGGTATGCATCCCTTGTTGGCACACCAGAACAAGAGGCGGTGCAGATATTTGCTGCTAAAGAGAAGCTAGAGAAGCAACGATCAGAAATCTTGACGATGATTGGATACGCCTATGGTCACACGGGTAAGGAACGCTATAAGCAAATTCTACGTGAAGTTAAAGAACAGCGTAAGAAGCATGCGTATCGCAAGATGGAAATTAAACAAGCGATTCTTGAATGGGTGTTTGGCCTTTTGGCTGTGGTATTCACTGCTGGCATATTCGGCGTGGTCATTTATTTTATCGGCAAAAACCAAGGCAAATGGTAATAGGAACAAAACATAATGGAAAAGTTTTCTGGTTTTAACCCACAGCAGAAATTAACTATTCTGCAAAAGGTTGGCTATACAGGCTCTACTCAGGATGATGAGATGGAGGCATTTATGCTGTCCAAGCCTGAGTCTAGATCCTTAGTGCAACGCCTAGAGCGTAAGGCCAGAAAGATGCAAGGACTTCCTACTGCGCAAGAGGAAAGTAAAATCTCTGGTATGGCTGTAGGTGGTATCACAAAAACATCTCCTATTGCTACACAGGCTGCTAGTACTCAGGTATCTAAACCTACGACTGCTTTTGTAACACCTTCCAAAGATCAGTTAGTCGGAACAGTATCTGGCAAAGCTGACCCTGTTGGTACAACAGCTACTGTTGGTCAAGCTGCCCAGGCTAAAGCACCGACTACACCTACTGTTACTACTATGGCACCTGCCACGGCTACTGCTGCTGTTGAAGCTCAGACATCCGCTGTGGAAGCACAACAGGGTGCAGTTTCTACTCAGGCTCAAGTACAGGCAGCACAAGATACCACCTCTCCTATCCAAGATGCTAAGGCTGCTCAGGGTACAGCAGTCATGATGAACAACCCTGTTCAAAGGGAGATTCAAGAGGGAGAGTTAATTAGCCCTGCAGCAAACGCTGAGAAAGCCTCACAGTTTACCGAGCAAGTTCAAGCTGCATCTGCTACCCCATCTGAAAAAGCAACAGTACAAGGCCAGCTTGATAGTCTTATGCAGGACTTCGAGGGTGGTAAGACACCTGCTTGGGCTTCTGGTGCTATGAGGGCGGCTACTGCGCAGATGGCAGCACGTGGACTTGGCTCGTCGTCTATGGCTGGACAAGCTATTGTACAAGCGGCTATGGAATCTGCGTTACCTATCGCTATGGCTGATGCACAAACACAGGCACAGTTCGAAGGGCAGAACTTGTCAAACAGACAACAACGTGCTATGCTTGCCGCACAACAACGTGCTCAGTTTATGGGCCAAGAGTTTGATCAAGCATTCCAGTCTCGTGTAGCTAATGCTGCTAAGATTAGTGATATAGCTAACATGAACTTTACTGCTGAACAGCAGGTAGCTTTAGAGAATGCTCGTGCCGCTAACACGATGAACTTGACTAACTTGTCTAATGAGCAAGCTATGGTTATGGCTAATGCTAGTGCCTTGGTCAATCTTGATATGGCTAACTTAAGTAATAGACAACAGGCTGCTGTCCAGAACGCTCAAGCATTTCTTGGGATGGATATGACCAACCTAAATAACAGACAGCAGACTGAGATGTTTAGAGCACAACAGAATATACAAGCTCTCTTTACTGATCAAGCTGCTACCAATGCTGCCGCACAGTTTAATGCAGCAAGTGAAAACCAAACGAATCAGTTTTTCGCTGACCTTCAAGCTAACGTAGGTAAGTTTAATGCTGACCAGCAGAATGCTATTGCACAGTTTGATGTGAATGCTGTTAATGCTACAAGACAGTTTAACACCTCACAGAATAACGCATTTAAACAGTTCATGATTTCTAATAACTTAGTAGTAGCTCAGGCTAATGCTAAATGGAGACAGACTGCTGCCACTCTTAACCAGGCTGCCGCTAATGAAACTGCTATGTATGTAGCAAAAGAACAGAATGCTTTGTCTCAGGCAGCACTTGATGAAATCTGGCAGCGTGAGCGTGATGAGATGGACTACGTGTTTAATGCTTATCAGAATGACCAAGATAGGTCTAACGCAATTGTAACAACAAAGCTTGCTGCTGATGCATCTCTTGATGCCGCTAAACTACAGGCTGAAATCGGAGCAAACCAGCAGATTGCTAAAGCTCTTTTTGATTGGCTGTTCTAAATAGGATAATAAGATGGCATTTAACCACCTAGAAAAATTAGATCAGTATGATCGCTTTGCTCAAGAGAACTCTGGGGTAGGGTCTACTAAGTCAGGTGCTGGTTCTGCATCTAGGCAGAGAACAAAGCAGTATCTTGGCCTAGGGGAAACTATGTCAGAAAGAGCAAGGAAGAACGTTGAGTCTAGTACTCAGGGTGTTCGAAGAATGTTTGCTCAAGTAGATATTGGTGCTGCTAGAGAAGAGAGACAGAACCCTGACCTTGATATGGCTGCTTGGGTTCAAAGCATCGAGGAAGAAGCTAAAGAGAATGCTATAGAACCACCAACAGAAGATCCTGACGTTAAGGTTGATGGTGATATTATTGCTTTCATTGCAGGGTTTGAAGGTTTCAAAGAGAAAGCTTATGATGACTACGGGCAAATCTCTATTGGCTTTGGAACAAAGGCAACTGACTTAGACCAAACAATAACCAGAGAAGAGGCACTGAAAGCACTGTCTAATGATGTTCTAAAAGCTAGAACTATTGTTCTCAATGCTGTTAAAGAATATGGATATGACTGGTCAGAAAATCAGATTGATGCTTTAACAAGTTTCACTTATAATACAGGTCAAGGAAACTTCAGTGAGCTAATTAAAGATGGTACAAGAGGTGATGAAGAAATCTCTGAAATGATGCTGAAGTACAACAAGGCTGGCGGTAAAGTACTACCCGGTCTTACTAAGCGTAGAAAAGCAGAAGCGACTTTGTTCACACAAGGATATAAATAATGGACGGACCTATCCCAGGACAATCCCTAACTAAAGAACCACGGAATGCTCTGTATGAAAGACCACCAGAGATTACAGATCCTAATGATGCTATCCTGTGGCATATGAGAAAGCTATCAGATCCTAATCGTTTGGATAACTTACTGTTTACTCTTGAGTATGGACTACCAGTTAAACATGCTACTCAGGCAGCATTAACTACAGCCGTAGCTCAGGGCATTCACAACATTGATGTTAGTCTTATTATCGCACCTGTTATACACAAGTTCATTTCCTCTACAGCTAAAGAAGCTGGTGTTTCATTTAAAGAAGACTTCGATAACTCTGAGTTGAAAGAGCAGCAAGAGCGTCAGAAGGTGCAACTACTTCTTGAGAAAGCTATGGCAGAGACACCTGTTGAAGAGCGTGATGAGGGCTATGAGCTTCTTGGGGAATTTGCGGAGGCTACACCAGAGATCGACGTTGAGCAAGAGACTCAAGGTAAGGTTTCTGAAGAGGTATCTGAACTAGCCGAAGAACTAGAAAAACCTGAAGAAAAGCCACGTGGCTTAATGGCGAGAGGATAAGACCATGTTTATGCCCCTTATAATGGCTGGCGCAGTGGCTGAAGCTTACAATGAAGACGTAGCTGCAAAGAAGGCAGAGGTTGCTCAGATAAAAGCGGTGACTCGAAAGTATCTTCTTGAAGAGGGCATCTCACGACTGGATACTAGAAAGAAAGCACTTGCTGAGTCCAGAAAAAGAATATCTGCAGCTACGGGGCTTGGTTTTGATAAGAAGGCTGCTATCGCTTTAGAAGCTTCAGGTGAACTTCCCTCTGTTCTTACACGTCTTGAAAAACTAAGAGAAGATCCAGAGAAAGATATTAGTACATCAAGTGTTAAAAAGATGTCTCAAGCTATCGTGGATAATATTCCAGAGGATAAGCTTGCTGAAGCTATGAACTACGCCCTTGACTTAGGGGCTGCAGAAGAGATGACTGTAGAGAAACTAATCAATACTATCTTCTACTCTACTGATGACTCAGAGGCATTTGCTGCAGTGTCTAGCATTTCCACAGGAACAGGTATGCCCTCTATTGATCCAACAGGGGTAAACTTGATTGGTCTAACAGAGATGACTCCTGAGAAAACCCAGAAGGTAAGAAATCTTATTGAAGACAGACTAAAAGATTCCCTAGGTAGGTCTTTAACAGAGACAGGATACGTCTGGGATAATCCAACTGCTGCTAACACTATCATTGAAAACGCTTTGGATTACTACCTTACTCAGAGGGCAGATCCTTTCTTAGATAAAGACCTAGCAGATGTTACCTCAGAGATTAGCGATAAGGTTCAAACACTTATTTCAGAGAATGTTCCTCTGAATGTCATTGCTGATCAGTATGACTTCTCGATTACACCAACTGAGTTTGAGTATACACCTCCTACTGTTGTAGTAGACCCCAATACTCCACCCATAGCACCACCTAGCTCTATTGTTCCTAGTTCTTCTGAAAGTATTATTGACAAGAATAACTTAGCTACTCAATAGGTGGATAACATGGTAGATTATATTCAGAAAGCAGAAGAGTCTGACTTCGTTTCCTTAGCAGAAGACGATGAGTTTAAAGCAGACCTAGTAAAGTTTTTCTCTGGGGGAAGGTATCAGTACTCTAGAGAAGAGATGCTAGAGAGGGGCTTCGAGGGGTTAGCTAAGGACTTCGTTACACATATGCGTTACCAGTCCTGGAATGAAGTAGAGGCTGTGCGTGACTTATCTTACGTAAAAAACAAGGACTATAATCCAGCGGGTCAGGAAGCCTTTGATAGACTGATGACAGCATTTGATAACTCAGAGTCTGCTGGTCAGGGTTTTGGGGATAGTGTCGGAGACTTTGCTGGAGCAGTTCTGTCTGCGCCTTCTACTTATGTTGGCCTAGGTAGTTTTGGGTTAGGTAAGCTAGGGGCTAAGGCTGCCACCAAAGCAACTCAGGTTGCTGTACGTCTAGGGGTTAAAGATCACCTAAAGAAGAACGCCGTTAAGACTGGTGTGAAACGTAATATTAAACAGCAAGCCCTGAAAGATGCTGCCACTGGTGCTGTAACTGGTGCCGCTATTGGTGGTGGTCAGGCTGCAGCACAGGGTGAAACAAGAGAAGAAGTCATTGACGGATACGATTATACCACAAAAGACTTTCTTGTTGATGCTACAATTGGTGGTGTTACAGAGGGTGCCATTGGTGCTGGCCTAGGGTACGTTGGTGGTAGAATAGGAAGAGCTAATAGACTGAAGGCAGACGACATCCTAGTAGAGCGTAGAGATGTTTTAAAAGCTGAGAAAGAGGCTAAGGCTAAGACCGCATTTGAAACCTTAAAGAATGCTACACCAGCCCAAAAGAAAGCTGCTATGCAGAGGGTATCTGATCTAGAGGAAGTCCTATCGGCAAGGGCAGGTGTTAAGGGTGCTGGGTTAAAAGATCCACTAGATCCTGAAAGAGTAGCTAAGGGTAAAGCCTTGCTGAATGCAATGTCAGACCCTAAGGCAGATCCTATCTTCTCATCTGGTTTATCCTCTGACACCTTACGTAAGGTCGCAGCAGCCAGTGTTGACTTAATGAAGTCCGATAAGTTGATGGTCAGGGACAATGAACGTATTACTCAGAGTATTGCAGACGCTATCCGTAATGATGAAACAGGCGAGGTGTTTGACTTTCTTGAACAAGTTCGCAGTAAGTACGGTCTATCTAAAGATGAGTTCTCTTTGATCTACCTATCTGAGGTATCTCGTGCTGGTCAAACTCTTGGCTTCGCTAGTGCTGTCAAAAGAGGAGCTAACCTAGCAGGTGTTGATGAGCTATTTGCTAAGGGTGCTTCCTCGATGTCATCAGATGAGATGGCTATGATAGGTAAAGAGGCTATTAAAAGAGGATCTAAGAAGGGTAAGACACTTGGATTCCTACAGGATCTAGACGCTATGCGTATTTCCTTTATGACCTCACAGCCAGTGACTACTATGCGAAACCTTCGCAACTCTGGTATCCTAATCTCCACTGATATTCTAGATCAAACCAATAAAGCTTTATACAAAGGTTTGTTTGAGGGAGACACTAAAGCTATAAAAGACTTCTTACCAAATGCTACAGCTATCATAAGGGGTTATACTCTTAATAAAGCAGAAGCATCTGTTATGAAAGAAATCCTCTTTGAGGAAGGTGGAGAGCAGTACAAGAGATTGTACAACGATGCTATGCGGGTAGACGTTGGCCTTGAAGGTCAAAGTGTTATGGCAAAGGCTGGACGTTTTGTTAATACTTTTAACACTGCTACAGATACAGTCCTAAAAGAAGGTATGTTTTATGGCTCTCTTGATAGGCAGTTTAGAGATAAATATAACGTTGGACTTAAGGATTGGTTAAGAGCTAATAAAAGCTTAAATGATTTACCACCTAGTATTAACATAGACGCAGCTATTGAAGATGCTAATCGTTTTACAATGCAAAGAACATTCAGAGGAGATGACTCTGGTATAGCCAACGCTACGAAGACACTCGTTGATCTTAATAGAAGAATGCCTTTCCTAATTTCAGAGGGTCTGGGTGTTCCGTTCCCTAGATATGTAGGCAATCACCTGCAGATGGTCTCTGAATATACACCTATTGTAGGGGAGATACTTCAGCAAACGGGCGTAGCTACTAAAACAGAGGACGCATCTTTACGGTATGCTCGTCAGATGACTGGTGCTATGCTTCTGTTTGCTGGCTGGCAAGTGGCTGATATGAGGCAAGGTGAGTCTGACTACGCTACCCTCAGGAATACTATGCTGACATCAGAGGGTATGACTGAAGATATGAAACAGTATCTTGGGCCAGCACTACTGCATATGTATGTAGGTGACTACGTTTGGCGTAAGCAGAATGGTCTTCCAGCAGAGATTAAAAAAGACGACATCTTAGACATTCTTGGTGGTATCCCAGAGTTTAGCTTTGACTTAGCTATTGTTGAGTCAGCTATAGAGTATTCTAAAACAGGTAACTCTGAGGACTTTGAAAAAGAACTAGGTAACATCGTTGCTACATTTACTTACCCACAGACTTTAGCTAGGGACGTGTACGCACAGCTTGAACCAGACGCTGCAGGTGCTCCGTATGTACGTGACTTAGCCTTAACATCTGAAGTTAATACAAAGGGTACTTCTTTCTCTGGGTCAGGTGTTCTTGCTGGTCAGTCTACTCGAATGCTAATGGATGCTAACTTCTTACAGTACACTCAGTCTTTCAACGGAGAGAACGACATACAGTACTACAGGTTCTCTAATCCAGTCGCTATTGGAACTGTGAATCCAGCCATTAAGCAGATATACGGATCTTCTGATGAGCCTCCTCTAACAGGTCTTGAGCAAGAGATGAACAAGATGCAGTTAAAGGACTATGAGATCTATAGTAAACGAATAGTACCTAATGCAAACATTGACCTTATTCTTAGGCAAAGATTGGCTAAGGGTAATGAGCAGACTGGTGAACCTAGCCTAGCCATAGAGTTCGAGGACTGGCGTAAAAATGCACCAGCTTCCAAAAGATTTGGGACTATGACTTACGATCAGATCGTAGCTAACCCAGAAATAACTGTTGAAGAAAAGAAAGAGGTTCTTGAGGGTTGGATCAAGAAGAGAATTATACAAGAGCGTGACCGTATGGAGGCTATGTTTAATGTATACGTAGCGGAAAAACCTCTACAGGCTAGAGGATACATTAGGAACAACTACGCAATCATCAGGGATAGAGAAGGCGTTGATGTATTTAATAGAGCTGCTAAAAGAATGGGCTACGTAGATGCGGATAGCATGATCTCTTCTTCTGAGAACGTACAACAAGAAATAAACAGAAGGCTTAGACTGTTGGCTGCTGTACCTCTTCTAGCAGATAACAAGCCATATTAATAAAAGAAACCCCCAGTGATCTGCTGGGGGTTAAGTCTATGGGAGAACTACTTCTTATTTTTATTGGCTTCAAGCATCCTGTCTCGATACTTGTAAGCTTCATCTACGATCTCGTCAGACCGTAGGTACTTGCCAGATGCAATCAAACCAGACAGTGCGCATCCAGCAAAGTATTCCCCAAGCTTAACGTTACTAGGGGGAATATCTTCTTTGTCTTTCTTAAGGAACTCTTGGGCTTCTTGCTCAAGGGTTTTCTTTTTAGGTGGCCTACCTCTGGGCCTCTTTATTTCATTTGTGCTCATAGATTTCAATTAACCTATTTAAGTACCAACGTGCTTTCTTTAAGTCTTCTATTCGGTTCTTATACCTATATCGCCAGACATACTTTAGGATGTTACCCTGTAGGTATCCTTCACTAAGATCATTAGTAGCAGCCATAATAGCATCAATAGCTTCGATACCACCAGTGTTATAATGCACAGGCTTATCTACAGGATCGTATTTATGCTTTGCCATTTCATCTCTTCCTACTAGTTCAATAAGGTTACCTACTGGGGCTTTAACAATACACTCATAGCAGTGACCATCATCATCCAGAAGATACCCACACTCTTCACACTCAGACATTACACTCCCTCTTTCATAAAGACCTTAACCCACTGAGCACAGATGTCTGAACGAATAATATCATCTACCCCAAACTCAATGATTGGAACAGGTAACATATGTTTCTTAGCTAGGTGTATAACCTTAGACAATCCGTCAGCTTCCTTCAGGTCTGATTGTTGAACATCACCGTTGAGCACAATTGTACTCCCTTCTCCAACCCTAGTCAATAACATTTTTAACTCGTGGGTTGTAATGTTCTGGGACTCATCAACTATTATGAAAGCATTGTCGAAGCTTCTGCCTCGCATCAATGCAAGGGGTGCCATCTCGATGTTATCATTCTTAATACCTGTCTCTACCGCACCTTTACCTAAGTGTTTTTGCAGTACGTCAAGAACAGGCAATGCCCACGGGTATGTCTTTTCTTCAAGAGTTCCCGGTAAGAAACCGATGTCTTTACCCACAGCTACGTGAGGTCTAGTGATAACTATCTTGTCTATTTCTTTAGTAGTATATAGATCGGCTGCGTAGGTAGCAGTAACATAAGTCTTACCTGTACCCGCTGGCCCCAAGATAAACACCTGACTGTTTTCTTTAAGAGCTTCTATAAGAAGCTTCTGGTTTTCTGTCCTAGGTACAAGACCAGATGTCTGTTTCTTGTCTGAGTTCTTATAGTTGGTCTTCCGTCGAGTTCTTCTTGGTTTGTCTGGGAAGTCATCCATGATCTAGATACGCCTTAAGTTCTGTGTAACCACCAATATGAGATCCTTTATCACTGAAGACTTGAGGTACTGTTGTAATGCTTGATCGCTTCAGTAAGTATAACAACCACTGGCTGCTTTTAGATTGAATATTATACTCTACGTAAGGCAGGTTGGCCCCCTTCAAGAGAGCCTTTGCCTGATCGCAGAAGTTACATTGATCACGTGTGATTATCACGTACATTACGTCAAGTCCACAATCTCACATGCATCACCAGAGCAAGCTAATGTCTGCATGGCTGCTGTGTTATCTTCTTGTTCATACTCTGAAAGTCTAGACCAGTCAATGCGCTCTGGCATCAGTGACAACATCTGTTTGTAGTCACCTTTAGTACACTCTTGGTATGGTGCTTGCTGATAGACATGATCATCATAAGGCAAGAAAGATACCCCAGACATTTCGTCAAAGTATTTGTAAACAAATGCCCCTACCTCAAACCACTCATCCTTTTTCACATTGATTGTGACAGATGGTTTGTGCTCACACCAGTGACGTTGGTATGCTAACCACATCTCTAGTTGTTCGATTGCTGTCAGGTCAGAGGTAACAATTGCATCTTCAGGTGCCTTAACAGGAAATGAAAAGACAGTGGTTTGATCTGGTTTGTATACACAAGGTTCACTTGGAATACCCTGGTCTTTCATGAACTGAGTAAGAGGATCTTTGTTGTCTCCTCGTACAGTCCTAATGTAAAACCGTGAATGGCGAGCATGGATTCCAGATGCTGAATCAACAAGCTGAGATACAGTGCCGCTTGGCTTAACGCATGTAATAGCAGCAGATACAGGGATACCAAGACGATCAGCCCACTCAGCATTAGTATCAACAGCAACTTGACGGAGATGATTAAGAGTTTTTTCAAGAGCAATATTCTTTGGGGTCATTAACGGATTGTCCATTATCCCTGTGAGCGACACACCCAACAGTCGTTCTTCTTCTGTATTTCGCTGCCACACTTTTCGCAAGTAGGGGAACTTGGTGTATGTAGACTGTATAGTTCCAAGGATTGTAGCCAATCGTACTTTCCGTGCCAAGTCATCCACACTGTCTGTCGCACGTACCACCACCTCAGTGAGATTGCAGAACTGGTACGGGCGCAAGATGATTTCAGAACACGGATTAGTCCCAAAGTCATAGTCTGGATCACGCCGCCCAAACTTGGCTGCTTGTTTCTGTGATGCCTCACGGTTGAATACTCCTCGCTCACCTGTACCTGATTCGACAAGAGCCATCCACTCACGCATGAAGGATGTACTGTCTGGTTTCTCTGTGTATGCCACTGAGTTGTTTGCTAGGTAACGGTGTGTAGGAAACTCACCTGACTTAGCATGACGCATACGGTCATCACTTAGGTTAGACAGTGAGATCATAGCTGACCGACGAACACCACCGACTACAACAATCTCCCCCACTTTACACATGATGTCATGCGCCTCGATGGAAGATAGCTTGCGGCCTTGAGCATCCTTAAATATTTTAATAGAGAAGTTAAAAAGATCCACTAAGGGTGCTGGTCCAGAGGCTCTACCACCAAAGGTCTTTAGTCGTGCACCTGCAGGGCGTACCTTTGATACATCCCACTTAGGAATCTCACCAGCCCAGAGAAGTGCAAGAAGCTGACGGAAAGCTTTAGCCCATCCTTCTTTACTATCTTTAACTACGATAGTGGTATCACTCTCAAACAACTGAGGTACTTCTGGTAACTTCTGAACATATTGACGCTCAACAGAGAAGCCTACACCTGTACCACACAATAAGATAAACATAGCTTCATCGAAAGACTTAGGATCATCTACTGGTAAGTAAGAACAGTTGTAACCTGCTGTGTTGTCACGATCCAATGCAGGACCAGCAGTCATCATAGCTCGCATAGATGGCATAATCTCTAGGCCAATAATAGCTTGCTCAATCTCCTGGCGTGTTTCTGGACTTACCTTATCGCCAATAACATTAGTAGAATAACGTGTTACTGTATCATCCCATGATTCACGTCCGTAACCATCAAAGTATTTCGCATAGCGAGACTTGTGAACGAATGCTTGGTAGTCTGTTGGTAAGTAGTTATTCATCTGTTGTCACCTGATCCTTGTATTTTGTTGCGTTTCTGTCTGTCGTCTAGCTTTTTAATATTTAGTTTCATCACCTCTTGCAAACCTTTTCCGTATAGATTTGCTAGAGCAGTAGTATAGAATAGGACATCCCCTAGTTCTTTCAATATCTCTTCGTTAGCAATCTTGTTACCATCACGAATAAGTTTCTTGATCTTTTCAGCTACTTCACCAGTCTCTCCTACAAGACCAAGAATATTTTCTATTAAGCGCTCTTGATCTTTGGTGATGATCTTCTTCTCCACCCAGAGAGAATAGTCCATTGGATCAATATTCTCATTCGCTTCAAAGTTATCATAGTAACCAAAGTTCTCTAGGTCATCTCCACTCAGCATTCTTCTACCTCACACTCCTCAAGTATTACATCGTCTATGTCATATATAGCTACAGACAAAAGCTCTTGTATGACTCTCTCTATCTCTGACAGATCTGCTTCAATAAAGTTAGCATCTGGATCAACTGTCAGAACTAATCTTACCTCAAACTCCATAGTCAGAATCCCTAGTTATATTGTTATCAGAGTAAAGGTCAACCATATTCTCTCTTCAATCTATCTAAAGATACGAACTCTGGTTCATACACACCGTTCTCTATCTCCCGCTTAATGACGCAGCCCTTCCACCATTCTAAATTAGACTGTCCAGCCCATCCTTCTTCGCCACCTTTGAAGCAACCCGCCACCAGCCCGATAATCGGATTAGGGTGTGCAGAATCTTTAAAATACATAGACCGCTTGTGACTATGACCACAAGTGCTAGAATGGTTCCTGTTTTGGAGTAGGGTATAAGCATGATGAACGCCAGACATAGCTGTCCCATAATTACCACTAGAAAAGAAATGAGCATATGAGACACCATCGTAGTCAGCGATAGCGGGGGCCGAGTTATGGTACTCGTGGTACTCGTCGAACCAATGGTCCGTTTGAAGATGCCCGAAGGATATCCCGTACTTGTCTCCCTTGAGTCTGGGATCATGTGCGATAGCCTTCTTAATTCTATTTTCGTGGTTTCCTTCAAATCCAATCCAGAATGGTTTCTTGTACTTCCTGATACTAGGCTTTTTACGAAGTCTCTCCATAGCTTCATTGTAATGCTCCACGTCTTTCTCATAGTTCTGAGACACAATAGCATCTGGATAACGTGTATCAAAACTGTTAAGGGATTTCATATCAGCACCGTCCCCTAGGTCAACAACATATGTCGGGTTGATGTCATAGATTAACTCCCCTAAGAGATCGAACCTATCATTCGGTACACCTGGATCTGAGTGGGCGCAGCTAAATACGATTGCTGTTTTAGTAGACATCTTCTACAACCTTTCTAGTTTTCTCTAGGATATCTTCTTTAGTATTTCCATATGCATCAATGACAAAAGGTCCAGTCTTTTCTAACCTGTATATATCATCTATTGCATCTGACATTGATCGGTAGAAGTATTCTTCTTCGAACTGTTCACCAGTTGAACACCATCGAGCCAAACACAGATTCCAGATTCTTCCTTCATCGTCTGAGTAAGGGCCACGACTAACTTGTAGGATTTCTACTTGTGGTTTGAATAGATCACTCATCATCTGTTTCCTCTAACCATTCATCAGGTATAACCTTGTCTGCATACTTGAAACCATTTTGTTTACACCAATCACCATAGGAACTCTTAGCACCCTTGTATAACTTAGCTCTACTGTTAGCAAAAACAAACCTGATGTCTAACTCTGGGAACTGTTTCTTTATCTCTTTATGTTTGCGTCTATCGACAGAAATAAAACGTCCCTTGGTTTCTATTATGATACCGTTTGCTAACACAAAGTCTGGTGTATACGTTCTCACTTTCAGGTCTACCCACTTAATCTTTTCTTTCTCGTAGGTAAACTCAACTTTCTTTTCTTTAAGGTAAGCTGCTGTGTCTTCCTCTAAGCCTGACCTATAACCTGCTTGTATTCCTCTGAATCTAGTCTTTTTTGATACCACCAGCAAACTCCAAGTCTTCAGGAACCATCGGCTTCTTTACTACATCCGTTAGAAAAGTAGGGCCATTAGAATAAATAAACTTACGTAGTCCAGGGTAACACTCCTTTTTAAACTCACAGTAAGAACACGCAGTAGCAAGCTTCTTGTTTCCATCAGGGTTACTGTTAGACTGAGGGACAGGCTCGAAGCTTCTCTCTGGTGGCTCTTCTGAAGAAACCATTTCTTTTAGATGTGACACAGTCTCTTCTTTTGTTTTCATTTCTTCAGTGAAATCATAGATGTCTAAGCAGACATGACCATTCACTTTATCAACCACCAAGAACCCACCCTGAGTTTTATTTGTTACTGCTTGCTCGTCCTTGGCTGCGTATACGTAGGAAGACAGTTGAGAGATGTAACCAAAGGGATCATCTTCTCTGAGGTTACCTTCCTTGAACTTCTTAAATGCGTAAGGGGATGCTGACTTAACATCAATAGTCATACCATCAATGACTGCATCACGATGACCTTTGATACCATGTACATCCATGCGTGTCTGCATACCAGTTACGTTGTGGCCTGACACCGCCGCAATAGT